TTGGATCCAGAAAAAGAGATAAGTCACATGGATAATGAAATTGGCTATGACCTATCTATTAGCCAAGTTGTTAATTCCGAAGAGGACGAAGGTTACACCATAATATAGGAGGTACTAAATGAATATTCTCATTGGACTAGGCACTAGCTTAGTCTTTTTTGTTGCCCTTATATCTTCCTTCTATGCAGGATACAAAGTCGGCGGTAAAACAAAGCCAATCGTACCCTTACTAACCGAGGAACAACAACGCAAAGCTAAAGATATGCAACAGGGATGGCAGAACATACTCAATTATGATGCAGGAGTAGCGAGGGGTGATAAGTAAATGATTGATAAAGATCAATGGTCTAGTTGTCTAATGGCAGGCGTTTTGAATATTGCACACGCCAAAGATAACGATGAAGTACTCTGGGACACCAAGATAATAAAGATGGCATGTGAAAAGCTAATTGTAGAGATAGAGCGGGGTGAGGTAGATGGATAACTACAATGTAAGCCAACAAACGGAAGATTGGCAGAAGTATACCAAAGGACGCACATATAATCATCAATGTGTACCTGATTACTACACCACAGTTGATACCAACATCGCGTTTGCATCAGGTAACCAGTGGCGTAATGTAGTTGCTGACGGACTTCCTAAGCCCGTGTTTAACATCATCAAACGAGCAGTAACATTCTTCGTTGCAATCATCACAACTAATGCAGTAGCAACCAACTGTGAGCCTCTAACCTATGCCGAGGACGACGCTGGTAACGTAGTAGACCCGCAAATGCAGGATGATAAGCACACATCAGACATAGCAACATCAGAGATTGGCAATCTCTTTCATAAGTTCGGCATGGACAACCGTATTCGTGATGCGCTCTTCGATGCTGCAATCATGGGTGATGTTGCTGCACATATGAGGTTTGACCCTGAGCTTAAGCCATATAATGGTGCATTTCAGGACATCAAAGGTGAGATTGAATTTGAGTTAGTCGATGGCACAAACGTCATGCTAGGCAATGCCAACAACCCGAAGATAGATACTAAGACTCAGCCATATATCATACTTTCCGGTAGGGACACAGTGGATAATCTGAGGGACCAAGCTAAGTATTATAAGCAGAAGCAAAGCGACATTGACAGTATCACAACAGATAAGATGGTTGACGGTCAAGCTGGGGATGCAGGCAAGATAGAGATCATCGGCGATAACTACGGCAAAGCCTTGTATATCATCATCTACAAATTCGACAAGAAGACAAAGACAATCAAAGTGTCGAAGTGCTTAGAAAACGTTTACATCTACAAAGACATTGACACTGGCCTTAATAACTATCCTGTCGCTTGGTTATGTTGGGAGAAGCAGAAGAACCAATACCACGGTAGAGCAGTAGCCACAGGTATGATACCTAACCAAATCTTCATCAATCGAATGTTCGCTATGGTCATGTACAATCTTATGATGACAGCTTTCCCAAAGGCTGTGTATGATTCAGACAGAATATCAGGTTGGAGTAACGAGATTGGCACAGCAATTGGTTTAAGTGGCATGAACCCAGGAGAGAACATATCGAATGCTGCGACCTACCTTCAACCTGGCAATATGTCTAATCAGATTGTACAAGTCATTGAACTAGCTATCTCACAGACAAAAGAATCTCTAGGCATAAATGATGCTCTAACAGGTTCAATGCACGCCTTAAATTATCGAGCAGTAGTAGCAATGCAAACAGCAGCACAAGCCCCTCTAGGCAACGTCAAGGCAAACTTGTATGAGTGGGTATCTGACATAAGCAGAATCCTCTTAGATATGATGGGAACGTATTACGGCAAGCGTCCTATTGTTATAGATGATGGCAAAGGTAGTAAGACGAAGGAGGATTTTGATTTCAGTGTACTCAAAAATATATGGCTTAATGTTAAATGTGATGTTGGGGCTGCAAACTATTGGTCAGAGGTTAGCCAAGTTGAAACACTTGACAATCTCCTTAAACAAGGGTCTATTGATATTCTTGATTATCTCGATGCTTTACCTGATGGCTACATTACTGACAAGCAAGAGTTAATTGATGGCATCAAAGCTAGGTTAGATGCACAGCAACAAGCACAAGCAACTAAGGCAAATCCTCCTATTGTACCAACACAACCTCAAGGAGGACCACAGCAACCGCCACAACAAGATAACACAGCTTTATATGAAAAGTTAGCTCAATTTATGAATACTCTACCACCTGATGTTCAAGCTAAACTAAAATCAATGCCAGATGCACAGATGGAACAAATCTTAATGCAGTTAATGCAACAGGCACAAGGAGGGCAACAGAGTGCCTAAGATTGAGATGGACTTGGAAGAACTTAAAGAGTTGATTGAGTGTGCCTATAATGCGTGTACTGAATGTAGTGGGCCACAAAGCGTATGCGACGAATGTATTATCACTAAATGCTATAAGAAATTTAAGGAGGGAATACATAATGGCTAAGAAACCGTCACAAAAAGCAATCAGTCAATTCCAAGCACTAGCCCAAAAGAGTACACCTGCACCCATGAAACCTATGATGCCAATGCCGGGTATGCCACCTAAAGCAAAGCCAAATAAAAAACCTATGGCGAAGAATGGCTTAGGTATAGTCAAGGGTGCAATACCAAAGATGGAGGGCAAGGCAACTAAAAAGGATAAACTCTCACCTTTCGATAAGATGCAAGCTAAGAAGAAAGGTATGGGGATGTAATTATGATTATGTGTAGTGGCCCCTGTAATTCCGACAGTGATGATTATTGCGGTATGTATCTCGAAGGAGAAGAGTGTCCAGCCTGTGCTTCTATTAAAAGTGAGACAGAACTGAGCCAATAGGCTTATTTTTATGTGCATTGAGAGGAAGTGATTACATGGCTAAGGCAGCTCCGAAGAAACCAACTCCTAAACCAACACCTAAGAAGGGTGGAAAATCTTGCTAGATTAACACCGGGCCGAAAGGCCCTTTTCTTATGTAAAACTTTTGCCCAACCATAGGCAAGAAAGAGGTATAGATATGTTTAATTTTAAACTGCACATGAAACCATACATGGCCGCAGAAACCGACACAGCAAGCCCAGGCACAGACGTAAGTTCATTCAACTCTGACTTAGCAGAGACTACCACACCAGTAGTTGAAACAACGACAGAGGAAACTAAAACAGATGAAGTCAAAGCTGATCCGGAAACACCAACCGCACCAGTAGAGACAGAAGCTAAATTCAAAGTGAAGTTCAACCACACTGATATGGAGATAACCCAAGCTGAAGCACGCGAGTATGCGCAGAAGGGTATGAACGCAGACAAAGCCGTTGAACGTGCCAAACAAGAAGCGCGAGACGCTTATATCTCTGAACAGAAGTATGAGTGGAACGGAAAACTCATCACGACAGAAGCCGAGTACAAACAGGCACTTGCCGAACAGAAGATGCGTGAAGAGTACAAAGAACTTCCTCAATCCGTACAGGATGAACTCATAGCATCAAGGCAAGACCGTGAACAGCGCAAGGTCAAAGATGATGAACAGGCTCAGAAGGAAACAGACGCACAAGCTGAACAAGCCAAGCAAGCTGATCAAGTCACCTTCTTAACTTGGTTCAAAGAGCAAAACGGAAAAGACTTCGACGGAAAGACAGACATTATTCCTCAAGAAGTATGGCAAGAGAACGCGAATGGGGTTCCACTCATAGCGGCTTATGCCAAGCATGACAACGCTTCACTTAGGGAGAGGATAAAACTACTCGAACACAATAGCGAAGTGGCAGGAAAGGCCCCTGTAGGCTCTGTGACAGAACATGGGAGTCAAGAGGTAGCGGAGGAAGATCCGTTTATTAAGGGTTTCAACAGTATTAAGTAAAAATTAAAAGGATGTGTATACAATGGCTGTAAATTTAGCGGCAAAATATAGTCCAGTGGTAGACGAACGATTCAAACTCAAATCAATGACAGAAGCAGCGGTCAATCAATCTTATGAATGGTCTGGCGTAGACACAGTAACCGTCTATGACATCCCAACTGTGGCAATGGCTGACTATGTTCGTACTGGTGCAAATCGTTATGGAGTACCAGGTGAACTTCAAAACAACAAGACGAGTTATCAACTACTTAAAGACCGTGGCTTCACCTTTACAATTGATAAAGGAAACGCTGAGGAAACAGTCGGAGCAATGGACGCAGGGAAAGCCTTGGCTCGCCAACAAGACGAAGTAATTGTACCTGAGTTGGATTCTTATCGCTTGGCTACTATGGTTACCTCTGCAATCGCAAGCGGTGGATCTCCTGTAGCTGCGGTTCTAACCGCATCAACCGCATACGCTGCGTTCCTTGCAATGAGCGAGTATTTTTCTAATAATAAGGTTCCTCTCGCTTCCCTGATTTCGTTTGTATCCCCTGCCTTCTATACCTTGATTAAGTTAGACAATAACTTCATTAAGGCTTCTGAATTGGCTCAGGGGATGTTGATTAATGGACAAATCGGGGAAGTTGACGGAGTGAAGATCGTTCGCGTACCTTCTATTTATCTTCCGGCCAATGTTGATTTTGTGGGATGCCACCCATCCGCAACTGTAGCACCTAAGAAGTTAGAAGATTATAAGGTGCATGACAATCCTCCCGGCGTGTCCGGTTCATTGATCGAGGGCAGGATTATTTATGACGCATTCGTGCTCACATCCAAGAAGAAAGCGACATATTGCCACAAAAATCTGTAAAGCAACGTGAAATCACAATAATGTATAAGGAGAACGCTTATGTGGAAATATAAAAATGAAGACGGCGCAACCATCGTAATCCGTGATGAAAGCCAAAAGAGCATGATCGAGCGCGAAGGCTTTACACTCGTTGGAGAAGTTGAGTTTGACAAAAAGGGCAAAGTTATTCCAGTAATAGAACAAATTGCAGATGAAGAGTAAAACTGCTTTCACCATAGGCAGGGGATTAACTTCTCCTGCCTTTATTTTTATGTAAATAAGGGAGGTGGCACATGTTCACCGCACAAGACATCTTTAATTTTTCCATGGATCTAATAAGCAAGCGTAGCCCCAACGGCACAATAGACGCAGGGAAAACCGCATCATATCGCGCTCGTTCCCTTGGGCTACTCACTTTATGGCAGAATATTATGAGTAGAACAGGAAATATCTATTCAACCTTTGAATTTGATAGCAAACCAATTCCAAATCTAATCAGTAATGGCTTTGAAATACAGGAACACATTGATATGGACAAGACCTTTGAAGTCCCTGGAATTGTGAAGGCGTATTGCATAGAAGTTGATGCACCCGGCACAATCTATGTCGAGGACTATGCTATTGCATGGAACGCATTAGCAACCATTACTGTACCATCTGCGGTAACTGCCTTTACTCAATATAAAGCGCTTGTCACGCCAACATATGGGGCTACTAAGACACGATTCAGATTGAGTGGACCAACTTACTACAAAGTTATTAATATGGCTCTATACCCTTATCCTGTGCTCGCTGATCGCATACCTGACTATGCACCCATGGTAAAACATAAGATGCCGGATGATTTCAAGAGCATAGATCAGATAGTCAATGAATCTCCTATACAGGGTTATGCAAGGGATACAGATTTTGCATGGGAAGGTAGAAGCACTCTGCTTGTCGACTATAACTATATTGGCAAGGTTAGAGTTATCTATAAACCTGTACCGATTACCATAACTGCTTTAACACAGACGTTACAAGTGGACGACATCGTAGCTATGTCTGGAAGTTATTATCTAGCAAGCCACCTCTTATTAATTGAAGATCCCGCTTCTGCTAGTTTCTTCCAACAAGTATTCGAGGAATTAAGAATTGAATCTCGAAGAAAACAGCCGGCACCTATGCAAAAGATAGAGGACGTATATGGTGTCGGAAGTATGAATATGGTATAATAGAGGGGGAGAACGAGGAGTAATTACCTTGTTAACACGGTTTTCCTGACCGGCTCCCACATGAAATCAGGAAGGAATACGAAGGAGGTATTTTTTCTTATGCCAAAAGGTGAAAAGAGTTTCAAGGATTTAACAGGAAAAGTATTCGGGAGATTAACGGCTAAGAGTATCTACGGAAATGGAAAAGAAGGAACTCAATGGTTGTGCCTATGTTCGTGTGGGAATGAAAAAGTAGTAATCTCGAAAGTCCTTAATAGGGGAGCTACGCTAAGTTGTGGGTGCTATAAGGTAGATAAGGTGATCAGCGATAATACTACTCATGGCATGAACAAAACAAGGTTGCATAAGATATGGGGAAGAATGAAAGACCGTTGTCTTAATCCAAGAAGCCAAGACTTTAAATATTATGGTGGTAGAGGAATTAAGGTATGTGAAAAATGGTTGAAGTTTGAAGGATTTTATGAGGACATGTTCCCGACACATGATGATAAATTATCCATTGACAGGATAGATAACGATGGTAACTATGAATTGTCTAATTGCCGATGGGCAACATTAACGCAACAACGCAACAATATGAGGAACAACAGAGTTGAAACAGTGGACGGAATAACAGATACGGTAGCCAATCTATGTAGAATATTTGGTGTGTCTACTGGTATTGTAAGGAATAGATTAAGAATTGGATATACAATTGAGCAGTCCTTAAAATGTAAGAGTACACCAGGCAAAAAGTTAGTAATATAATCTAAACCGAACTAAGCACCTAGATGGTGCTTTTTCTTATGCCCTGAAAGGTGGGTGAGAGACATAGCTAAGATAACAATCCCTAAACAAATGAGTCCATCTGAAATAAAGAAATTCCTCGGGAAGAACGAAAACGTCGATGGAAATTATGGGCTAAAGCTCGGTGAAGCATCAAAAATGGTTAACTTCCGGATTAGCCCAAACAACCAAATGAAAAAGCGAGAAGGCTACAAAACACTCTTTTCTGCTCTAATTGGTGATGTTATGGGTATGTGGTATGGGAAACTAAACAATGTTAACTTCTTTCTTTTTGCCAACAATGGACATTTATGGAGTGGCAACCTAGCAACAGGCGCAAAGACGGACCTTGGAACCCTCACCGATGCTCCTACTCGCTTTCAATCCTTTGGCACTAAGGTTTATCTATGGAATGGGTTTGAGTATAAGTCATTTGACGGCACAACCTTTGCTGTAGTGGCAGGGTATCGGCCTAAAGTGTATATCAATGCGCCTCCTGATGGTGGAGGTACGGCATATGAACTCAACAATGACTTAACAGGTGTAAAACACATGACATTCTCTCCCGATGGAGTAAAAACAGCCTTCTTCCTTGCAGAGAATAACATTACTTCATTAGATTTTGTCTATATCAATGGAGTCCTTAAAGTAATTACAACAGATTACACCGTTGATTTAGTGTTAGGCAAAGTGACCTTCACAGTCGCGCCACTAACAGGAGTTCCAGGTAGTGTTGACATAGGCTGGACAAAAGGCTTAGGCAATCGCGCTTCTGTAGAGAAATGCCGCTTTGTTATGGACTACAGTGGGCAGACGGATTCTCGCTTATTCATTTGGGGAGATACCGCTAACAAAAATCGCAGACGATGGACAGGACTTGCTAACGGCATTCCTTCGGCAGAGTATTTCGAGTCAACTTCATTTGATGATCCTGGCAATGGTCAATATGCCATCACAGGCATTGAAAAGCAGTATGACAGACAAAAAATCTGCTTTGAAAATGGAGTCATGTTCTCCTATTATTCCTCAACGCCTGTTGTTGGCGGTTTAGATGTTGTCAACTTCCCAGTGTTTGAACTCAACGACGAAATAGGGAACGTAGCACAAGCACAAACGCAGATTATCAACAATAAAATGATGACAATATTCAACGGCATCCACGAATGGGCGAATACAACGGTAAGAGATCAGACAAATGAGAAGTTAATGAGCCAACGAACGCAAGACTCGCTCATATCGCAAGACTTAACACAGGCAATCACTTATAACTGGAAGGAAATGTCTGAATATTGGCTGTGTGTTGGCTCAAAAGTATGGGTTTGGAACTATCTTAACGATACTTTCTATGACTTTGACAACATTCCTGCTAAGAACTTTATCACAATTAGTGGTCAGATGTACTTTGGCAAAACAGGATCTATTGAGAAGTTCGACACAGCACTTCGTAATGACAATGGCATTGCAATACTAGCGGTTTGGGAAATGGGATTCTACGACTTTGAAGCAGAATGGCTCAATAAATATATGAATAATGTTTGGGTATCTGTTAAGCCAGATCCGAAGGTAAGATTAGATATTAATTCTGTCACAAACAATGAAGGAACAGGCGTACTTCAATCTGTATTCTATAATCTAGCAACATTTGTTCATGCAGACTTTGCGCATTGGAGCTTCCTTACTTCATATAATCCACAACCATTTTACCTCGAATTACAAGCAATGGGTTTCACTTATTTCAGGCTTATTTTAAACAATAGTAGTCTAAATGAAAATTGCACAGTTTTATCAATAAACATGCCCGCGCGCAGGGGAGGAAGGGTGACTTAATGGCATTAACTCAAAGCACAGTAGTAACAAACAATATATCAACACTAAATCCTCTACCTAATGATGTAGGGGGATTAACAGCAACCCAATTTCAGTATTTATTTGATAAGTTTGGAGCAGAGTTTACAACTTATTTCAATAACATTCATTTAGCTCAATTAGCATCAATCACAGCAGGGACAAGTGGAGCTGATGGTATCGGGGCAACTGCTCCTGCTGGATTAGTTGGTGCAACCTCTCAAGCGTTATTTAACGACTTAGTATCCAAGGTATTGCTCATGGCAAATACAACCGTCTATGTTCCTGCCACTCAATATAATCCTGCTACAAAGGGATATGTGGATTCAGTAATTTCAGGAGTTGTCCTTGGTCAAGTTCCTGACGGTTCGCTCCTAGACGTTAAGTTATCTAATGCAGCAGGGCAGATAAAGGATACAGTTACTACGCATTTGGCGGATTATGTTCGCCAACCAGCCTATATCAATCCGACAGCAGGTACATCTACAGCTTATACAGGTAGCACAACTCCTGCTTTGAGTGCCTATTCCGAAGGGGTTGGTGTAACTATCATTCCTCATGTTGACAGCGGTGCATCACCTACATTCGCTTGGGGGGCATTGGGGGCAATACCTCTTTTTGAACAGGATGGAACTACACCAAAAGTAATGCTTGCAGGAAAACCTTACTCCTTCAAAAAAGTCGGTACAAGTTTTTTGGCCGATAGCTCCGGTGAAATTAAAATAGCAGGGCAGGTTGAAATAACTGCAACATTCGCTGGGGCAATAAGCAAAAACGACCCTGTTTATATTACTGGTGTGTATAGTCAGGATACTTCTACTAAGCTAGCAGACCCTGCAATTTTGCCAGCAGGCTACGGATATAGGGTAGCATTCAGTACGGATGGCACTTACATGGCAGTAGCGCATGCCACAACACCCTATATCACAATATATAAAAGGAGTGGAGATGTATTCACTAAGCTAGCAAACCCCGCTACTCTACCAACAGGCACAGGACGTGGTGTAGCATTTAGTTATGATGGCACTTACATGGCAGTAGCACATGATATAACACCGTATATCACAATATATAAAAGGAGTGGAGATGTATTCACTAAGCTAGCAAACCCCGCAATTTTGCCAACAGGGATTGGTAATGGTGTAGCATTTAGCTCAGACGGTGTTTACATGGCAGTAGCGATTGGCACAACACCCTATATTATGATATACAAACGTGCAGGAGATGTATTCACTAAGCTAGCAGACCCTGCAATTTTGCCAGTAGGCGCAGGGGCTGGTGTAGCATTTAGTTATGATGGCACTTACATGGCAGTAGTTCAC